ACACAGAAAGAAATGCTTGTAATGATCTTAGAGGGACAAAAAGAAATCAATAAGCAAATAGATGAATTGCATGAAAAGGTTAATACAAAGATCGGCAGACAAGAATTATTTGGGTGGATAGTTGCAGTTGGAGCTTTATCGGCTTTAGTAGGCAATTTAATGAGCTAAGCGTGTACTAGAAGCTGTTTTAAGCGTTGTAAAAAGCAGAGTGGAATAATGATCCATAACCAATAATCAACTAACTATTACGTTTTTTTTTATTTAATTGTTTACATATTATTTAATCTTCGATTAATATAGAACTATGATTAAAACAAAAACAGAGAAAACAGAGAGGAAATCATGAATAGTATAGTATGGCAATTACCAATAAATAGACAAGTAATAAAAGAGGGATCAGAAGATTATTATAACGGAATGCCTGTTGAAGTTAGAACACATTTAATACAGGATATGAACAGTATAATTATGAAATGTCCAGAATGTATATATGAACAAGTAGGTGCAGAAGCTTATGACAAATATTCACACATTCCAAGATCGACTGCTTTAAGATCAGACAAAAGACCAAAAGACTTTGATTTTAATATTTGGTCAAAAGTTAGCATGTTGGGTTTTAAACAATATAACATGGAAGATCGTGCTTTTAGTGACTGTATTTTTGGACTTGATGAAAATGGAGAACATATACAACATACAGGTGCAAGACTAAGTGAAGAAATTCATAATCAAATGATATTAGATTTGGAGGAAAAATAATGATATTAAATAAATTCGATATAAACGGAGATGGGATTTTCAATAGCATTGAGTTGCTCGTCTTATTCGCTATAATGGGTTTGGTTATGCTTTTATTAAATAAGAGTAAACCCAAGCAAGTGGAGTTCGACATTAATGACGAACTTGCAGTAGCTAAAATTACCGGTGTTTTACTAGAAGAATAAACACCCAACAGGAAAAAAAGGCCTAGTTCGTTTGCTCTGTTTCGGACTAGGCTTTTTTTGTGTTTTAAACAACTAATCTAAAATTCAAGTAGACTTTATGCATGCCTAAAAAAAAGGTTAGTACAAAAAAGGAAGTTACTCACAATAGTGAATTAGGTAACAATTACTACCCAAGTGGGTGGAAACCCCAAAGATCGTGGGATAACAATACAAATACCGGAGAAGTAACTCATATACAACCGGCAGAAAGTAGCTTTAAATACGATAGTCTTTTAACTGAATGGGGCTTTAATCCGGAGGAATTTTATATTGCAGAAGATAGCATTAAGTTTTCTACATGGGACACTCAACTTAAAGGTGGTGTTGTTGAGCAAATGTATGCCTTTAAGGCTACGATTAGACGCAAAAAACCTAAACACGACAAGTTTTACAAAGAATTAAAAGATCAAGTAATTAAAAAAAGACCTTTAAAAGTATCAAAACAAAAAGGAGATTATGCTTATTTCTTTATGTGTGCTGACTGGCAATTTGGAAAAGCAGAATACAATACTGAATGGGGAGTAGATGAAACTGTTGATTATATAAAGCAAGGAATTGAAAAAGCCAAGAAAAACATAAAAGATCTAAAAAAACTAGGAACAATAATAGATGAGATATACATAATTGGACTTGGGGATCTTATCGAAAATTGCTATGGATTTTTTGAACATCAAGCTTTTAATGTTGAGTTAACACGATCAGAACAAGAGCAAATTTCTAGAATGATGATACTCGAAGTACTTGATGGTTTATTAACATTGGCCCCTAAAATTGTAATTGGTGGAGTTCCGGGCAATCATGCAGAGTATAGAAGTGGAAAAAACTCTATTGTTACAAGCAGACTTGATAATTCAGATACAACTATATTTCAAATAGTCGGAGAGATCATAGAGGGCAGAGAACGTTATAAACATGTTAAAACAGTAGTTCCAGATGACTTTTACTTGCTTTTAGAGGTAAAAAATAAGCGTATTTGTTTTTACCATGGCCACATGTCCGGTGGTGGATCTGGTGCAGAGGGCAAATTAATGAATTGGTGGAAGAATCAAACCATGGCAAGATTACCGGCAGGAACGGCTGATTTCTTAGTTACAGGACATTACCACCATTTTAGAGCAGTAACAGAACGAGGTAGAACTTGGATTCAAAGCCCAAGTCTTGATACATCAACTGAATTAGAAGCTAGATTAGGTTTGACTACATCACATGGGATACTAACTTTTACATTATCTAGTAACGGCATTGATAATTTAAGAATTTTATAAACTTAATCAAAGATTGCATTATTATTAATATGTGATTAAAATAGAAGTGTTATGGCAAAAGAAATAATTGCTATCGAAAACGTGGGACATACCGCTAAATTAGTGGTCAAAAACGGCACATCTTTTACTCATGAAAAATTACCATTAGGAATATTAAGAATCGAGCCAATAGAGTATGTTGAAGATATTAATAGCACCGATACTGTCGTGCCTAGTAACGACAACACCAACGATTAATGAGTTATCCAACTATTTAACTTGTGTTGATCTAACTGAAAACATTCAAGTAGTAGATCATTGGAAGCCTTTAGTTAATAAGTATTTTAAAGAAGAAGATATTAATAAAGCCTTATTAATAATATATTGTGAATCTACGGGATATTATAAAGCAGTTGGTAAAAATACAAACGGCACAGAAGATCGAGGACTTTGGCAATTCAATGATAAAACATGGGCTTGGTTAACTCCTAAGTTAAACATAAAAGAAAATAGATTTAATGCGGAAACATCAACAAGAGTTGCTAGTTGGCTTATCTATAATGATGGTTGGCACCATTGGAATAGTTCTAAACATTGTTGGAAAGACTACGATAAAATCCAAGATTAACTAATATGTTTATATGAAGATTGTTAAAAAAGAAATTAAACTACTTCAAGAAGATAGCAACAATGTTAGGAAACATAATCAAGCTAACATAGAAGCAATAACAAAATCACTTAAAAATTTTGGACAACAAAAACCTATTGTAATAAAAGATAATGTAGTAATTGCAGGTAATGGTACTTTACAAGCTAGCAAAATCTTAGGTTGGGAGTATATCGACACAGTAGAAATACCAAGTGACTGGACAGAAGAAAAAATTAGAGCGTATGCAATCGCAGATAATAAAACACATGATCTATCGGATTGGGACAATGACTTATTACTAGAAAGCCTTAATTCATTAAATGAATTTGAACTAGATGTAGTTGGATTTGATGAAAAAGAGCTAGACGATTTAATTGAATTTCAAGATAAGCCATTCAAAACAATAAGAATAGATGTAGATGATTTAAAAGAACACCCTAAAAACTATCAAGAACACCCCGATAAGCAATTAGAAGAAATAATAGCCTCAATAGAAGATCATGGATTTTATAGAAATATAGTTATTGCTAAAGATAATACAATTCTTGCAGGACATGGTGTTGTACTTGCAGTTAAAAAGATGGGAAGAACTAGAGTTCCGGTAATTAAATTAAACATAGATCCAAACGATACTAAGGCATTAAGAGTTTTAACTAGTGATAATGAAATAAGCAACTCAGCAAAAGTTGATGATCGAGCATTAAGCGAACTATTAAAAGAAATATTAGAAATAGACGGAGATATAAAAGGCACAGGATTTGATGAGGATCAACTTTCAGCTTTAGTGTTTACAACAAGACCGGCAAGTGAAATAGGAACACATGATACTGCTAACGAATGGGTAGGCATGGACGATTTTAAACCCTATGAAGATGAGTTTAAATTAGTTGTACGATTTGAAAATCAGTTTGATAAAGAAGAACTTATGGAAAAAATAGGAGTTACTTTAGTTAATAAAGAGTTTGGAAAGACCTCTAGCATTTGGTATCCGGAACGACCAAGAGAAAACCCAAGCGCAATATTTTTTGATGAGCAATAAATATCCGGTATATATAATATCTAAAGGACGACACGATGTTTGCTTTACGGCAGATATGTTTAAAAAGTATAAAGTACCCTTTAAAATTGTAGTAGAGCCACAAGAATTTGACGATTATGCAATTTTTTATGATCCGGAAATACTCATTAAAACACCTTTTAGCAACTTAGGTCTTGGATCAATACCGGCTAGAAATTTTGTTTGGGAGCATTCTAAAGAACTAGGAGCTAAAAGACATTGGATTTTTGACGATAACATTAGGCATACTAGATACTTTTGGAATGGTAGAAGAATAATTGTAAACCCTAATATAGCTTTAAATGAGATCGAGAAATTTACAGATAGATATACAAATATAGCAATTAGTGGAATGAATTACACATTCTTTGTAAATAAAGGAGTTAAAAAACCTTATTGGCATAACAATCGAGTATTTTCTAATTTACTTATTGATAACTCACTAGATTTTAGATGGCGTGGAAGATATAACGAAGATACAGACTTATTTCTACAAGCTATGGCTAAGAAATACTGTACTGTTTTATTTAATGTATTCATGATCGACAAAAATGCTACCTTAACTATGAAAGGTGGAAACATGGGAGAGTTGTACAAAGGAGATGGACGACTTAGAATGGCTAGAGATCTTGAAGAACAATGGCCCGGAGTGGTTAAAACAGTAAGAAAATACGGCAGACCACAACATGAAATAGTAAATAAGTCCTTACAGTTCGATACACCCTTAATAAGACGGACTGATATTGATTGGGATAATATAGCCAAAGAAAAGCTACAAATGAAAATTATTAAAGTTGATGAGATCGAAAGTGAGAGACTAGAATTAGCGGTGGATAACTATAATGAGTGAAATTGAATGGCAAGAAGATGAAACATTTAGCGATTATAAAAGAAGAAAGCATGCAGGTATGCAAGGCATGGGCCAAAAGACAGTGAAGAATAGAGAAAATTGGACTGAACAACAAAAGCGTGGATTAAACAATAAAAACAAAGGACGCAGAAAACAAAATATAGCTAGAAAAAAATTGAAGATCCCAGATACTAAGTTTAGAGCACAGATGGGACACGAAGAGAATTGGCGTGGAGAAGTTAAGGTAGAAGTTAAAGCAGGAAAACAAGTACAAACTCTATGGAAAAAATACCAAGAAGCTAAAGAACAGGCAAACAAAAATAATATTATAGGAGATACAAGACCATTTGTTTATGTAGCTATGCCGGACGGAACGACCAACGGCTTAGTAGCTTTTGAAATAGATGAGATCGAAAAAGTTATATTAGGCTTTTTAGAGACATGGGAAAAACAGGAACTGATATAACAACACTCTAGTTCTATGTCGATCTTTTTAAAAACTTTCTTACTTATAAGTTTACAATACTTTAATCTTAGATTAATCTTATATTAAGAGATTCGATACGACAAGGATTTAGGGAGAGGGGCGAAAATCCTCCGCAAAAACTAGAAACCTAAACGAAAAACCTTAGGAATTCGGATCTCTTAACCAAACAGAGAGAGAGAAATGGCAAACATAAAAAGATATAAAGAAAACTACTGTTACAACTGTGGTCGTGAGCTTATGAGACAAACTGCAAATGTTATTTTTTTCAAAGAACTAAACGATTTTGCAGATGTTTGTAAATTTTGCATAATTGACGATCCAAGATTAGGCAGATAATAAATACAATAAAATAAATCTTATATTAAAGTAGAATATACAAAGGAGTTAATTATGCAACCTAAATTTAATCCGGTTAGTTTAGCTGAAATAGCAGATATGATTGGAACGACTAGGCAAAAAGTAGCGTCATACAAATATCATGGTAAGCTACCCGATCCGGCTAAAGTTTTAAAGTGTGGTCCATTATGGGATCATGACGAAATAGTAGATTTCATAGATACAATTGGTTTTACAGATAATCGCAAAAAATAACTTGTCATAGTCCTAGTTATAATTTCTTTATACATAAAAGGAGAATATGACAAAACGAGAACAACAAATTGCATTGAGTAAAGACTGGAACAAATCAGTCATAAAACAATTAAAAATGTCTTACGGATCAATAGATTATGTAGAACATACACAAGTAACACAAAGGCTAATTGCTTTAATACCCGATGTACAAATGATCTTAGGACACCACCTTTACGATACAGTAGAAGATGATAGTGGGATTCAAAGAAAATTTTTGACCGGTGTTGAATATACAGTAAAAGGTACTATTGATGGGCATTTAAGATCTGTTACTGAGGTTGGAATGTGTGATAAACCATTCTTTACAGAGGGAAATAAAAAAGTAGCTAACAACGGAGAACGAGCAAAAGAATGTATATCGGACGCTATAAAAAGATGTGCTATGAGGCTTGGTGTTGGAATAGAACTATATGACACATCAGCTTGGCTAAATCCTTATCTTAGTGGTACAGATAACGAAAAAACAAAAGAAGTAAAACCAGATCAATTAGAAGATCAAAAAGAAAAACTTGACGACTTAATACAATCAGTCACTAAAAGTAGTTAAGTTACAATCATAGTCCTATGTGTCTTGCTTTTGTTTTGTTTGACAAGGCACACTAGGACAGAGAGGAATATATGCAGATCAATCAACAAGTGTACTTCTCTATTGTTCCAGAGTGGTTGACAGAGAGTAAAGTTACAGATAATGCATTTAGAGTTTATGCAACTCTATGTAGATACGCTGATAAAGAAGATGGAAGTTGCTATCCAAGTATTAAATCTATTGGTAACAGATGTGGTAAAAGTCCTAGTTCTGTAAAACGTGCATTAAAAGAATTGAAAGAAATTGGTGCGATCAAAGTAGAAGCAAGATACATTGATGACGGACAAACAAGTAATTTATATACAGTAATATTTAATCCTACCATATATGGTATGGGGGCTAAGGTCAAATATGAACAGGGGGTAAGTCCTAATATGGACCACAAACTAAAGTCATCTAACCAAAGTCATATTATACAAGAAGATAAATCGGGAAGAAAGTATCTATTTAATGCATTAAGTAATGCCTTAGAATATACACCAAAGACAAAACAAGAAATATCCGGATTCAATAAAGTTATAAAAGATATTGCAGAGATCGGTGGAACTTCAGAAGAAATAGAACAACGTGTGTATGTTTACAAAACAAAATGGAAAGATATAACCATTACACCATTTGCAATTGCTAAGAACTGGACTTTATTAGGTCAAATGGTCGAAGATAATAAACCACCGGAAGTTTATAACTGCGAAGAAAAAGGACACAAGTGGGTTGATCTAGATGTTATTTTTCATTGTAGAATGTGCAAAAAAGAAAAATCAAAAGACTAAACTATAAGCATGGCAAAAACAGGATTTGAAGAATTTAATTTTGGCTTTCAAAGTGTTTTACACTACCTAGAGCAAGCCGATGATCTACTTTATTTAGTAGATAGTTTTGAAGCGCTTGAATCGAATGGAGTTTATGATGGAGGCCTTGTCATGAAAGCAATCGGTTGTACGATTGCAATTAATGTAACTGTTGAACGTGACGATTTTGCTATTCAAGTATTCGATCATGATGAAACAATTAGCTTAATCTTTTTACCTACAGGAGATGATTTACTTATGTTTTTACTAAGTCTAAGACGTGAATTAGTAGATAGTAAATATTATAAATAAATAAAATATGTCCTATTTCTTTGTTATAATTTAATCATAAATTAAAATATATAGGGGAAAAAATGCCAAATATAAAAAAAAGGATATTCAGAACATATCCAGAAGCAGAAGATGTTGTAGAACATCTTATAAGTAAAACAGAAAAAACACTTGAATCACTAGAAGAAAGTAAGTCTATTGGTTTAAAGTTTTGGAGTGATGAACGATTTGCTCGTTATGATCGTGACAGATACAATAATAAAACTTTTTTAAATCAACTAAAAGAGTTACAAAAAGAAATCGAATATCATGAAATAGCACATGATGTTGGAATGGAAATGTCGGGACAAATGGATCAAGAGGCACCATTCTAATGGATTGGGCAAAAGAAATTGTAAGCAAAAAAGTATTTGAAAATAATATTGTTGATACAGAAAGCAATAATAAATATGTCGCACAAAACAAATCACTTAATTATGTAATTCAAACTATTAAAGGCGAAGAACATGTAGAAGTAGATTTTGGATTTATGGACGGAACGCCGATAGTTAAATGTACAGTAAATCCGGAAACAGATACTTATCCGAGATTAGAAATGGTAATTCCACAAGCAATATTATTAAGAATGATAGAGCACGGATTTCAAAAAGTAGAAAGAGGAGAAAATGACTAAAATTATATTTACAAGTGTTGGAGATGACTACGAAAAAGAAATGGATTTGACTGAAATTAATAGCGTTGATGATCTTAAAAGAGAAGTAGAAAAATCTTTGTACAATGGGTGGTCAAATAAAGCTACATGGGACGCAAACATACATGTAACTAACACAGAAGAAATTTATAATATTGCTAAACAGTTCGATAACTACACAGATTTTATAAATTTAGGATTAGCTACATTAAAAGTCTTAGACAATGAATTAGTAAAAATTCTTACGCATAAAGATATTAATGTTGCCGAACTAGATGAAATGATCGAAGAACTTAGCTAATGGTTTTTTACAACGATAAATCAAAAAAGTTACCTAAAAATATTCTTAATAATATTGCTAAACAAAATAGACTAAAAACAAGAATAGTAATTTTAGATCAAGAAGTAAAATCTTTAATGAATGATTTAGAGCTTTTAATTGATGACATAAGCAAATGACATACGCTAAAAAACTACAAGAAATCTTATCAGACGGCAGGTGGCATTGTGTTCTAGATATGATAAGCGAAACCGGATTATCAGCAAGAAATAGAATAAGCGAAATGAACTTAAAACATTTAGAAGAAAAAGGCTTTGAAAAGTACGAGGGCAAAAAATGTCAATTAGAGAAATGTACACATAATGCTAACTTATTTATGTATAAACTAAGTGAAGAATATGCAGGTGCAGTTGCTAAAAAGTCTAAAAAGATTATTGCTGAATTTTTACACGACAACACCCTTGACGAATGGAATAATTTAAGTTCAGAAGATAGAAAAAACCAAATTAATGAGATGATGAAAAAGGCGGGTATTAGATGAGTGATATGACACACAAGCATTTATATGATGAACTTGAAAAACGCAGAGAAAACAGAGAAGATCCAAAAGAAAAAATGTTTGAAGTAGAATTTTCTCTTAAATTTGTAGCAAAAAGTACTTTGACACAAGAAGAAATAGCAAAAGTAGGTACATTTCTTATTGGTATTACTAATGAAGATCGAGAAAGTTACAAAGATCCGACTGATTTAGAATATAAAAGTTTGGTTATCAAAAATATCAGCTCGTATAAATACTATAATTAAACCATACAATTAATTCCCCTTTTTGTATGTACGTGCAGTTGGACTCCGGAACTAGCAATAGCAACGGAGTTCTTCTGCTAAAACACCCATTTAAAACGTCTAGTAGCGTTGTAAATCAGCAAGGTTCATGGTTATAAACAGAAACAAGCGTACGCTTAAAACCACGTCTGCTAGGAAAAATATTAAAAAACTCTTACATTATCTTAAATCTTAGATTAATATAATATTATGATATTAAAAACAGAACAAACCAAGACTACCAAACTAAATGCAGAAGAATTTGTAGAAGCTATTGACAATGGATCTTTTTGGTTCATGACAGAGAACGGAGAAAACTAAGATGTTTGTAGAAATAACATGTAACAAATGCGAAAAACAGAATACAGTAACCATTGAGCTTATTGATTCAGAAGATATTATCGAATGTTCAGATTGTGATGAAATTATTTTAATTTGTGATGATGAACTTAAAATGGAAATAAGAGAGCTTGTATAATGAAATTATTAACTAAAGAACTAGAGAAAAAGCTAATTGCACAAGGTAAAGCTGATCCAGATCAAATTCATGCACCATATAAAAATGTTGCACTTGTCAAGTTTTTTGATCCGACAGGTTCATGGACTTGGTATGCTAGTGAATATGATCCGGATACTAAAATGTTTTACGGACTAGTAGATGGTCTTGAAAAAGAATTTGGATACTTTAGCTTTGATGAATTGTTACAATTAAGACTACCAATGGGTTTAAAGATCGAGAGAGATTTGTACTTTAAACCTACTTCACTACTAGAACTATATAAGGAGTTGTAATGGCTTTATACGGAACAAACAAACCAATCTTTAATCACTTTAATGGTAAGAAGCATAATATCTATGATAAATTTATTAGGGGCCAATTCTTATGTGGAAAAGCAGATGATAATGTAAGAAAATATGCAAAAGAATTTACAGATCATCAGAATATGAAGATTGAAAGCATGGAATGTGATCTTTGTGATTATCCAAGAAAGCATAAAATGTATGATTATGAATGGGCAATACACGAAAAAGTCAATGTTTAATTCGTTTTTTACATGCGTGAGGTTACGATTTAAGCGTGGTATAAGCTGATTGGTTCATAATACCCCACAAAAATTATGAAATCTTTGCTTTAAATATCACAATTAAGCTATTATTAATAAATAATGGCAAATAACAAACCATACAAACTTTTAGATCAACAAATCACAGATACTTTATTGTCAGCTATTAAATTGGGGGCCTTTATCGAACATGCTTGTTATTACGCAGGGATAAATAGTAGCACATTCAGATCATGGAGAACTAAAGCAGAAGATGGAATTGAGCCCTACGCTTCTTTTTGGGCAGAAGTTACAAAAGCAGAAGCAGAAGGCATTATTAGACGTATGGCAAGAATAGAAAAAGCCGGATTAGAGGGAAATTGGCAAGCAGACGCATGGGTATTAGAGAGAAAATATCCGGATAAGTTTGGTAGGAGAGATCGTGTACAAATTTCTGGAGATCCTAATGCACCGGTGGAAGTTGATCTAACGTGGGCAGATGGAGTTAAGCTAGATAGATCAAAAGAAGTAATAATACAAGAGGAAGAATAATGGCATATATATTTGATGATGTTTTACTCGATGATTTGGACGATGAGCTTTCTAACTGAATTAAGGTTAGCTGATGAGGTAACACTTGAAAAAAAATTAGATTTGAGGGTACTAAGTCTAGGTGCAGGGGTTCAAAGTTCTACATTAATTTTTAAATTACTAGAAAATGAAATAAAGCCGGTTGATATTGCTATATTTGCCGATACGGGAAACGAGCCAAAAGAAGTATATGAATGGCTTGAATATCTAAAAAAATTAACTAAAAATATTATTGATATAGAAGTAGTTAGAAATGAAAAAAACACAGGAAATATTATTACTGATATATTAAGTCCTAGTGGTAGGTTTGCCTCTATTCCTGTTTATACAATTAATCCGGATAATACAAAAGGCAACACAAGAAGAACTTGTACAAGTGAATATAAAATAGTACCTATACAAAAGAAGATCAGAGAAATTTTAGGTGTTAATAACCTGAGAGGGAAAGCTGTTGAAATGGTTATGGGCATAAGTTATGACGAAATACAAAGATGTAAAACACCACCTAACAAATGGCAAATTAATTGTTATCCCTTTATTGATAGTAAAATTACAAGAGATGATTGTAAACATTGGGTAAGTCATAGTCAATACAAACAACCACCAAGAAGTGCATGTATTATTTGCCCATATCATAGAAATGAGGAATGGTCACACCTTAAAAATAACTATCCAGAAGAATTTAAACAAGCAGTTTGGTTTGATGAACAGCTGAGAAGTAACAAAGAAAGTCAATTTATTAATAAATTAGACGGAGAACTGTATTTGCACGATCAGAGAAAGCCATTAAAAGATGTTAACTTTGATACAGTCAAAGAAAAACAATATAACTTATTTGATGATGAATGCGAGGGTATGTGTGGGATATAAACTAAAATGTCGTTGTTACGGAAATTTGGTTTGTAACAAACATTGGACTTTTAAACATACAATTGCTTACCAAACGCAACAATGGTTAAAAAAAAGCAAAAACCACAAAAATAGCGACTAAAAAAGAAAATTATGGAAACTGAACTTAATGCGGAAACAATAAAACCCAGATACGAAGTAAGATTACCCGAATTGCATAAAGGTCAAACAGATGTTGCTTTATCTAATGCTAGATTTAAAGTTTTAGCAGCAGGTAGACGTTGGGGTAAAACAAGACTTGGTGTTTGGTTATGTTTAGAAAAGGCTTGGTTAGGTGGTAGAGCTTGGTGGATAGCCCCTACATATAGTATGGCTTTAGAGGGTTGGAAAGATCTTAGAAATATAGGTGTAGAATACGGCACAATAATTAAAGAGAGTGAAAAAACCATTATTACGCCAACCGGTGGAATGGTATCTATAAAATCAGCAGATAATCCGGATAGATTAAGAGGTGCAGGACTTGACTTTGTAGTTCTTGATGAGTGCGCATTCATGAAAGAAAACACATGGGCAGAAGTAGTAAGACCAACATTAACTGAACGACAAGGTGGTGCTTTGTTTATCAGTACACCAAAAGGCTATAATTGGTTTGAAAAACTATATCATGAAGCAGAAAACAGAGAAGATTGGGAAAGATGGCAAATTCCTACTTATTCTAATCCATTTGTACCTAAAACAGAGTTAGATATTGCTAGAAAGGAAATCGGATCATATTTATTTAGTCAAGAATATTTAGCAGAGTTTGTAGAGTTAACAGGTGGAATGTTTCAAACAGAATGGCTTAAACGCTTTAGAACACAAACAGTTACAGATTTAAATAAAGACGGCAATTACGAAACAAACGAGTATTATGTACTTGATGATGAAACAATTAAAGCAAATGATATTAGAAAAATTGCAACTGTCGACCTTGCTACTTCAACAAAAGAGCAAGCAGACTATACAGTGGTTACGATCTCTGGCGTTACTCCAAAAAATAATATCGTTGTTCTTGAGGTCATAAGAAAAAGACTTGAAGCACCGGATATAATACCTTTACTTAAAAAAGCATTAGCTGATTGGCAATTAGATTATATAGGCATTGAGCGTGCAGGTTATCAATTAGCATTAGTTCAGATGGCTAGAAGAGAGGGTTTGCCGGTTGTAGAGTTAAAAGCGGATCGAGATAAAGTTAGTAGAGCTATGCCTCTATCAGCAAGAATGGAACAGGGACAAGTTTACTTTATTGAAAATGCTTTATGGTTTGATGAGTTAGAACGAGAGCTTTTACAATTCCCAGAGGGAGAACATGACGACCAAGTAGATAGTTTGGCTTATGCTATACTTGAAACACAGAGAAATAAAAAGTGGGTTGCTTACTAAACAAATTGGGATTTATAGACTACTATTCTACTGTAAGATTTAAAAGGATACAAATTGGCCGAGAGAAGAAAATTTAGCGACATACTGTTTGGAAGAACGACAGAAATAAAAAGAAATACAGGAAACTTTTTCGCTGATGATCCCAATGAAAGTTTATATGGTAATAATACATTCATACAGGGTTATAACTCTATTGCAGGTAATTGGAACACAGAGGGACTAGGAAACGGAGAAAGTAACTCGGCAGTTACGGCTTGTTTACAATTATTAGGTTTATCATTTTCAGAAGCTACTTTAAAAGTTTGTTACTACAATGATGAGGGCCAAAAAGAAGATGTACCAAACCACCCTTTAAGTCTTTTACTTCGTAGACCAAACCCTTTTATGTCTGGAGATATAATCCAACAGTACATCATAAACGCTATGCACGTATCCGGTAATGCTTATTTGTTAAAACAATATAATGCAACAGGTCAACTTGTAGCCCTCTATCCTTTAATGCCGGATCAAGTAACACCAAAAGGTAGCGCAGAAGAATTAATACAATATTATATTTATGAAACAGAAGGCTCAAAAATTAGACTTGACTCTAATGATGTTGTACATTTTAAATTAGGTTTAGATCCGACTAACCATAAAAAGGGTTTAAGTCCACTTAAGACTGTATTAAGAGAAATATACGGAGATGAATCAGCAGGACAAATGGCAACCGCATTATTAGCTAATATGGGTGTTCCATCAGTCATGATTACACCTAAAGATGAGTTTGGTCCAACACCGGAAGAAGCAGAACAGATTTCAAAACAGTACCAACAAAAAGTTGCAGGTAAGAATAAAGGCAAACCATTGGTAATGAGTGGGGCTATGAATGTCGAAAGATTAGCATTTAGTCCTAAAGATCTTGATATTGGCTTACTAAGACAAGTCCCAGAAGAAAGAATTAGTGCCGTACTTGGTGTACCAGCTATTCTTGCAGGACTTGGTGCAGGTTTAAAACATGCTACATACTCTAACGCTAGAGAACTAAGAGAATTTTTTACAGAAAACAAATTAATACCTTTATGGAGAATGATTGGCGAAGAAATTACACAACAGATATTATTAAAAGATTATACAGATAATGCTTTGTTTGAAGCTAACTATGACTTTACAGAAGTGAGAGCTTTACAAACAGATCAGAATGAAATGTATGATCGATTAAATGTTGGTGTTCAAGGTGGTTGGATAACTGTTGCAGAAGCTAGAGAACAGGCAGGACTACCATTTGATGACGAGATGAACTACTATATTTTACCAATTAATGTACATTTGCATTATCCGGGTATGAAGATGGACGCACCGGAAACAAACAAAGATGAACCAGAATATACTCCTGAAGTTGTAACAGAAGATGATGAGGCCATGAAAGGCACAAAAGTAATTAAAAAAATAGAGGATCAATTTTGTGTAATTGCAGAAGATAGTGGAAAAAACATGGGTTGTTATCCAACACGAAAATTAGCTCAACAAAGACTCGATCAGATAAGCCGATATTCAAACAATCCTAAAAATGATTAGTGAAAGAGTTAAAAAAGCGCTTCGTAAAAAAGTAGAAGATCACAACGAAAAGCACGGAGATGACTCTAGAAAAAAAGTAACTCTTAGAATGCTAATTGCAGTTTTTAAAAGAGGCATTGGCGCATATAATACAAATCCGGGTTCAGTAAGACCAACAGTTACATCAGCAGATCAATGGGCATACGCTAGAGTTAATGCTTTCTTATATGCTTGTAGAACACTTAAATTTAGAGGTGGCAAATTTGATTTAGATTTACTACCTAGTGCGCACCCTTTATCAAGTAAGAAATCATTATCTAAAGGTATCTATGATGATATTGACTTTACAATTCCTAAAGGAGCTAAAGAA